AAAGGCGGCGTGCGGTTCCTGCCGGGCATACTCGCCGACAACATGGCGGCGAACGTTGACGCGTTCTACGGCACGGGTAAATATTATTTTTACAACGACGGCGTGTACCGCACAAACAACGACGACGAACTGGCGGCGCTCGCCAAAACCCGTGAACACATGATACCGCGCCACGCGACGATGGCGGCAATAAGCGACGCTGAGGGTCAATGGCGTATGCTGATACGCAAACCCGTCAACGAAATCAACAGCAACCCGTTCATTATAAATGCGCGCAACGGGTTATATAACACGCTTGACGGTACTATGAAAGAACACACGCCTGAGTACCATTCCACTATACAGATTGCCGCGAACTATGACCCCGACGCTGTGTGTCCGCAGTTTCTGGAATTTCTGCGCGGTATACTGCCGGAGAGCGAAATCCCGCTGATACAGGAGATTTTCGGATATGTTTGTGTGCCTATTGCCGCCGCGAAACAACAGCTGATACCCCTCAAGCACCGCAGAGCCCACAACTTTAGCTTTAGGACAACGTACCGACATTTGCGCCATATTCATATTACTGCCGTAGGCAAGATATATTTTTGTTTTAGTGTTCTTTTTCATAATTTTTATACCCCTTTCGTATTTTCAGTTTTGCATTTACAATCATTCACCCAGTTCACATTACACACAGCACACCAACGGTAGCCGCCTTTATTTTCGATATAACGCCCCACGTCGAAGAAATCACCGAATTTTTTGTAATTCCGTTCCACGAATCCCCAAGCGCCGTCTTTATACAAGTACAGATACTCAGCATTACACGACAAACCGTCTCTTTTAAATTCGCGCATTGACGAATAAGTAACAGCACCCGCATAAACAGCGCCATTATAAAATTTTGTTTCAGCGACACAGGCACCAATCACAGACATATCACCACCGGCAAGCAACGCATCAACCGCCGCGCCGTCTTTGTAATTTTCATAGAGTATCCGCCCGACGTGCGCGATATACCCATCATGGTGGCAGTAAACAGCGTGTACAGAGCCGTCAGCGTTTTGTTTTCCGATTAAAGAACGAGTAGCCATAAGATACACGGAAACGCGGTGGGCGGACGAGGGCAAACGTGTCAAAAAAATAATAATACGCCCGAAAATCCGTAATTGTAAAGGCGTGTTCTACTGCTCGGATATGCAGGTGCAGGACAGCGGCGTACTGACAGGCTACACGCCGAACACAGCGGAAATGCTGAAATATTCAGCGGACGCGCCGCGCCATTTCAACGGCGTTGTGCGGGGAGATATGACGGTGATTATACCGAACACGGGCGGGACATCGGCGGGGCTCGACTGTTATATCTACCCGCTCCAAGACGAAACAGAGGTGTCTCTGTCGCAGGGAGCGGGCAGCCACGGCGCGGCGTTCGCTGAAACGGCAAACGCGGGCGATGAGCTTATACTGAAAGCTACCACGCGGGAGTGCCTGAAAAACGGCGTACCAACGCCGAAAACGGGGTTCTACCAGTACACCGCCGCGCATGACAGCAAACACAACGTCGCGCTCGGCAAGAGCAAATCAGCGCGGATTATTTTTGAGTATACGGAAACGGAGAGTGTGTGAAATAATGGATTTACTGCAAGGCAAACGGTGCATGGTGTGGAGTTTTATGGGCAACGCCAGAATGTATCAGGCGCTCCGCGATTACGGCGACAGAATCGACACGGTCGGCATTTTCACGTTTGAAGTTGACGCGGCAGGCGAAATCACCGAAACAGGCACGGACATATCAAGCCTCGCAACCTACAGAAACAGGTGGGGGCATATAAAGTGGCTGCTCACTATTATGAACCACGGGTATCAGTCTGTGTTCAACGCTCTGCGCGAGAACCCCGCCGCGAAAACAAAGTTTTTATCGGAAATCGTCCGTATAATGGCTAAATACCCGTGGTGCGCGGGCGTTGATATAGACCTTGAACGAGGCGGCGGCATCGAAAACCGCGAGGCTTCAAATATATTATTCAGGGACATATACAACGCGGTCAAGGCGTACAACCCCGCGAAACTCGTTAATATCTGTCTGCCCGGCATGACGGGCGTAAACCAGTCGGTCGGCGGCGAGAACTGGTGTGTGTACGCTGACCTCGCGCCTTACTGCGACACCGCCGCGATTATGACCTACGGTATGTCGTGGGCGGGCAGCGCGCCCGGTCCCATATCGCCGCGGAGCTGGCTTGAGGGTGTGTATGATTATGCGGTGACGGCTATCCGTCAGGATAAAATCTTTTTCGGGTTCCCGACATACGGGTGGCAATGGCAGATTTATGACAAGAACGAAAATCTCGGTCGGGCATACAGAGGCACGTCGCTCACATACTACGCGGCGTTATACTGGATGCAGGGTCATTTGTACCAGTTCGCCGACAACCAGCCCCTTATACCGTGGGTATCGTTCTGGGACGACTACGACAAAGTCCCGTGGGGACTGCTCCATGTCTACGATTATATGGACGGACACGCCGCGGACAATTATACTAATCCGCTCGTCCGCGAAACGTACAACCGCATGAATTACCTGACTTCTTACAGCAAAGTGCAGGGCGCGGAGTTTGACGGCGTGGCGGCAGACCGTAACGGCGAGGCGGACAGCCGCACGGGGAACATCACAGTCAGCGGCGGCGTTACGACTATAGTTGACGACACGGGCGAGGCTGTGTTTAATTTTAATATATCGCAGGCGGGGACTTACGATGTAGCCTTGCGGCTCGTGTACCCGTTCTGGGATAAGAACACCATTACAGTAGAACTTGACGGCAATGTAACCACGCTCACCGAGAACCGGCTGTGGTGGCTGTACTGGCGGCGGACGTTCTGGCATGGACTGACCCGAACGAACCTCGCGGCGGGTACCCATACGCTCAAAGTCAGAGGGAGCGTTGCGGGCGTACAGTTTCACGGGTTCAGGGTATGCGAACATTTCAACGAACAGCCGACGGCGGGAACTGCCGATTTTACAGTCAAGCCGCGCCGTTTTAAAGATATACACGGAAATTTGGTGCAGCCGAATAACGGGTTCAAACTGACAAGCGAAGTGCTGCGCCGAGCGCCTGACTCCGCGCTTATTTGGTACGAGGACTTCCGTGACCAGAACCCGCTGGCATCCTCATACTGGCTCACTCTTAACGGTTCGTGGAAAGTATGGCAAAACCCCGAAAGCATGGCGCAAAGACCATACGCGCAGCTTGAGGGAAGCGGACAGCTCGCGTGGAATTACGCGGCGTTCAGCGATGTGCATCTCCGCGCCAGAATAGCGTTCCCGTCAGGCGGGGCAGGGAGAGGCGGTGTGTTTTGCGGCGACGTTTTCTGCTGCATAAACATTGATACAAGCCGCGTTGAACTGTATCAGGGGGACACGCTGCTCGGCAGTTTCGCCGCAGATTACGCGAAAACGCACGACGCGGATATACGCACCTCGCCGTTGATGTATACGGTGGCGATGCGAATCAGGGGCAGCCGTGTGCGGGTTTATTCAGGCACAAGCAATGTCCTGCGGTTCACCGCCAATATCACGCCTGTCACCGGCTGCGCGGGAGTACAGTCAGATAACCATATAAAGTGCGAACTGCTCCGTGCGGGGGACGCTTGGACTTATGAGCCTTACGAGGCGTTCGATATTGAACTGCCCGGCGGCAGTATACAGTCTTTCGGGAGAGTAAGGCGTAACGGCGTGACGTGGGACGATAAGTATAACGTGTTCAAGGTGAACGGCGACGTTGAGGAAAGCGCCACGCGGAGCGAATCAATAAGTATGGACTACGATTTTGAACATTCGCAGATTATGCCGCTCACTTGCGGAGATGACTATCCGATAAAATATATCCCGCATGATATAAATGTGTGGCTCTCGCGGTTGTTTCTCGGAGACTCGGACGGCTTCGGTATCATGTACTATCAAGACGTTGACAGTATAGTCTACTGGTCGAACGAGGCGGCGTACAGATGGGGCTTGCGCGGGATTGCCCTGTGGTCGCTCGGTCAGGAGGATTTAAACCTCTGGAAGTCGATGCCGAAACAGATATGATTATATTTGTTACACTTTTATATTTATATAAATAAAGCAAAACCGCCTGTTTTAATAACGGGCGTTTTTATATATACAAAAATTATACAGGAAGGGAGGTAAAGCACATGGATAAAATATGGCACGGGTGCCAAGCCGCAGTCGCGGCGGTCGGCGGGTTTATCGGCTGGTATATCGGCGGGTTGGACGGTTTCGTGTACGCGCTGATTGCGTTTGTTGTCGTCGATTATATAACGGGCGTGATGAGAGCGGTCATCGAACGCACATTATCAAGCAGAATCGGCGCGAGAGGGATTATTAAGAAAGTGCTGATTTTTCTAATCGTCGGGGTTGCTCACCTTGCAGATGTTAATCTTCTGCAAAACAGCAACGCCCTGCGAACGGCGGTCATTTTCTTTTACTGCTCAAACGAGGGTATCTCGTTACTGGAAAATGCGGTCGCTATCGGACTGCCTGTGCCGGAGAAGTTAAAGACGATACTGGCGCAGCTGCACAGAAAGGCTGAAAAAGACGCACAAAGCGATGACGGAAATGAAAACACTAACTAAAAAATTACTATTCGAGGAGGACTTTTACAATGGCATTAACAGACTCAAGGCTGGCGTGGGTTAACGGCAGCAACATCACTATCCCCGTGTACGGAGGGCTTACGAGCAGTTCCGTACACATAGGCGGCACGACAGTGAACACTAACCAGACGGGCAGTATCGCGCCTAACAGTTTTTACACGGTCGTGCCGCACGGCACAAACTGCACGTACCGCGAAATCCGCTTCAGAAATTCGAGCGGGAATCTGGCGACCGGGTTTATTGAAACGAGTCCGGGCATGACGCTGGGAGACTATGCGTGGGTGCAATACCAGAGCCACTACCATATTTACAACAGCAACGGTACGGGGCTTGTGCCGTCGGCGACGGAGGTCATCAACGGCACGACATACCGCATATTCACAATCAGCGGCTCAACGCTCCAGTTTCTTAACTCGGCGGGCGCGATTATGGGTACGCTTCCCATAGGCGCGAAACTCGCCACCACGTCGTCTACGGTCGGCGTAAGCAACCCGCATTATATGTATTTCAGGTACAGGACATTGAACGGAGCGTGGGTTGACATGGTATCGAACGGCGACCCGTGGGGTTTCGTGGACATGAGAATCGGCGACGGAGTCACGCCGTCAGCGCGCAGAATCAGGTAACATCATATTAACATAAGCCGCCGAGCGCAAAACGGCGGCTTAAATTTTTAAAAGGAGTATTATTTTTATGTCAAAAAAGATTTATATCGACGCCGGACACGGCGGCAGGAACGCAAACGGCGCGTTTGACCCGGGAGCGGTCAGCGGCTCGCGGCAGGAAGCCGACGATAATTTAACAATGGCAAACGCCGTGAACGCGGCTCTGCAAAGACAAGGGTTCCAGACAAAAATGTCGAGGACAGCCCGTGAACTGCCCGCGAACCTAAACAGGGCGACCGACGCCAACAACTGGGGTGCTGATTTTTTTATCAGTATCCACAGGAACGCATTTACTAATGCCAGCGCTAACGGGTTTGAAACATATACTAAAGTTAAATTCGATAAAATGTCAGACGACGGGGCGCAGGCAGTCCAGAAAAGGTGTGCGGCTGTCGGCGTGCAGAGCAACCGCGGCGTGAAACGTCAGGACTTCGGCTTGCTTACAAGCATAAAGATGCCGGGCGTTTTAGTTGAGTATAACTTTATAACGAACACGAAAGATAATGAACTGTTCGACAAGCATTTAACGGCATACGCTGAGGCGACGGCGCAGGCGGTGGTTGACATATTCGGCAAACAGAGCGAAACAGCCGCTCCCACTCCTGCATCGAAACCAACTGCAGGGCAAACGGCAATCGCGGGGAAATCCGTCGCCTCAGCCGCGCAGATGACGGCGTATATACGGGGTATCAACCCGAACGCTCCCGATTTAGCGGCGTTGTATTTGTCTGAGGGCGAAGCTGAGGGCATACGCGGTGATGTAGCGTTCGCTCAATCGTGTATTGAAACGGGGAACTTCACGTTCAGCGGCGGCACGGCGGTCACGCTCGACCAGAATAATTTCTGCGGTATGGGCGTTGTTTCTCTCGGTGTTAAAGGCAACTCGTATAAAACAGCGCAGGAGGGAATCCGCGCGCAAATCCAGCACTTGAAAGCATACGCGAATACCGAAGCGTTGAAAAATAAGTTAGTCGAACCGACAGCCGGCGAGGCGCGGTTCAAATTCGTACAGCGCGGTGTGTCTCCGTATGTCGAATGGCTGGGTCAAAAAGAAAACCCCGAAGGCAAAGGCTGGGCTGTCGGAGCAGGGTACGGCGAAAAAATCTTGAAGATACTCGCTGGTATTACAGCCACCGCCGCTCCTGCTCCAACACCGCCTGCACCGAAGCCGTCGGCTACGCCATCGGCAAGCGCAGGTACGTACACGGTCGTCAAAGGCGACACGATGAGCGGTATCGCGCAAAGACACGGCGTAACGCTCGCGGCGTTGATTGCGGCGAACCCGCAAATCAAAGACCCGAATATAATCATCGCAGGACAGAGTATCAATATACCCGGCAAAACAGAGGCGGCGGCAGCGCCCGCCGATACTAAACCGAAAGTCGGCGACCGCGTTAAAATAACGGGGTCATACGCGTCTTCGGCGTTTGCGCAGACTGCCCCGCACAGGGCTATGGTGGGCGGTACCGCCGTTATTACGCGGGTAGTAACAGGCAGCGGCGTAAACTACCCGTACCAGCTCGGCACGGTGGCAGGCTCGACATCGTCCGCAACGACAATCGGCTTCGCCAACGCTGACGGTATCGACAAACTGCGGGGGTGATTTTATGATGACGGCGGAACAGTTCGAGAGGCAGAAAGTCTGCTGTATCGTTATGCTCATGGCTAAAAAATGGCTCAAGCAAGGCAGAATCACTCAAAAAGATATGGATAAAATTTGTCGTTATTTTGTTGAAAAGTACCGTCCCGTTATCGAAATATTCTAAAAATGTTTGCTTGACTTTGTGCAATAATTGAGGGATAATATAATCACGGAAAGAGGTGATTTTATCTATGAAAATACGCAAAATCGAAGCGGCACAGCCAAAACAGGAAGTCCTGCGGGTTGCGGCATACGCGAGGGTGTCGGCGGACAAGGACGCCACGCTCCGCTCGCTGTCCGCGCAGGTCAGCTATTACAGCAATTATATCCAGAGCCGCGGCGAGTGGCAGTACGCGGGCGTGTTCACGGACGAGGCGGCGACAGGCACGACGGGCAAACGGTCGGGGTTCCAGCAGATGCTCGATGAGTGCCGGGCGGGTAACATTGACATGATTATAACGAAATCGGTGTCGCGGTTCGCCCGAAACACGGTGCTCACGCTTGAAACGGTGCGGGAACTGCGCGAAATCGGCGTTGATATATTTTTCGAGCGTGAAAATATGCACACAATCAGCGGGGACGGCGAGTTTTTACTCACGCTCCTCGCTTCGTTCGCGCAGGAGGAGAGCCGCGCCGTCAGCGAGAACTGCAAATGGCGCGTACAGAAAAAATATCAGGCGGGTGAAATCGTCGGACTGCGTACAATGTACGGTTACACCATAGAAAAAAGCGTAATCACAATCAACAAAAAACAGGCGGCGGTCGTCCGCCGTATTTTTGCGATGTACCTTGACGGCATAGGCTCGCACAGGATAGCTAAAACCCTGCAGGGCGAAAAAATCCCGACAGCCAAGAACGGCAAATGGACGGCGCCGCTGATTTTAAGTATGCTCCGCAACGAGAAATACGCGGGCAACGCGCTCCTGCAAAAAGAGTACACCGCCGACCATTTATCGAAAAAAATCATGCGCAACAAAGGCGAAGTCCCGCAGTATTACCACGAAAACACACACCCTGCCATTATCGACGCTGAAACATTCGGCGCGGTGCAGACTATATTAAAAGCACGCGGGGACAAATTTAACACGTCCAACGGGTACGCTAACAGGTACGTGTATAACAACGCGCTTTTCTGCGGCGGCTGCGGCAAACCGTACAAGCGGCGTACCGTGAACAGGAAAGCGTGGTGGATATGCGCGGACAAAGTCAGCGGCGGTCAATGCGCCTCGCTCCGAGTGCCGGAGTCCGAGTTACTGTCAGCCACGAACGAGGCGCTCGGTCTGCCGCATTTTGACGGGAGTGTTTTTACTGAGGAGGTTGCGATTATAACGGTTAACGAGAATATATTGAAATTTATTTTTAAAGACGGAACAGAGAGGATGAGTGAAATATGCAAACCTTAACCCAGCCGAGAATAACGCTGATACAGTACGCGCCGCCGGAACAGCGCAAACGCCGTGTAGCCGCGTATGCACGAGTGAGCACCGACAGCGAGGAGCAGCTTACAAGCTACACGAAACAGGTCAGTTTTTATACGGAGTATATACAGAAAAATAACGAGTGGGACTTCGTTACGGTATACACGGACGAGGGCATCTCCGCCACCAGCACAAAGAACCGCGACGGGTTCAACCGTATGGTACAGGACGCAATCGACGGCAAAATCGACTTAATCATAACGAAATCGGTATCGCGGTTCGCACGTAACACCGTTGACAGCCTTAACACTATCCGCGAACTCAAGGCTCACGGCGTGGAGGTGTTCTTCGAGCGGGAGAATATTTATACTTTCGACGGCAAAGGCGAGCTCATGCTGACAATCATGTCGAGCTTAGCGCAGGAAGAGAGCCGCAATATATCAGAGAATGTGAAGTGGGGTCAGCGTAAACGCATAGCCGACGGCAAAGTCTCTATGCCCTACGGACAGTTTCTCGGCTACGAAAAAGGCAAAGATAATAAACCGCGTATAGTAGAGAAAGAAGCCGAAACCGTGCGGCTTATTTACAGTTTATATTTACAGGGCAAGTCCATAAACTATATAGCGGCGCATCTGACAGACGATGGCGTACCCACTCCGGCGGGCAAGCGAAAATGGAATGTCAGCACGATTAACAGTATACTGAAAAACGAGAAATACAAAGGCGACGCGTTGCTCCAAAAGACGTATGTTGACGATTTTCTCACGAAAAAAATCAAGAAAAACCAAGGCGAAGTGCCGCAGTATTACGTTGAGGACAGCCACCCGGCTATTATCAGCCCTGAAACTTTCGACATGGTGCAGGCTGAAATGGAGAGGCGCAGGGGCAGCGGCAAACAGTCAAGCGGCGCGGGCTGTTTCTCAAGCCGTATCGTCTGCGGCGACTGCGGCGGATTTTTCGGCTCGAAGGTCTGGCACTCGACAACGCCGTATAAGCGGACAATATGGCGGTGCAACAACAAATATGACGGCGAACACAAGTGCGGCACACCGCATATTTACGAGGATAACATTAAATCGGCGTTCGTTGAGGCGTTCAACTCCATTGTCGGCAGCACCGCGCCGATACTGCAGGAAATGGCTGATATAATAGAGCCGGCAGCGGACGTCGCTGAACTCCGCGCAGAACTCGAAGTTGTCGGCGGGCTTATACAGAAATGCGTTGAGGATAACGCCCGCCTCCCTCAAGACCAAGACGAATATATGCAGCGCTACAACGCGTTTACAGCGAGATATGATGATATAACGGCGCGGATAACAGCCGCCGAAACAAAGCGCGTGACCGCCGCTCCCGCGTTCGATAACCACACCGCGCTTGACGGCTTCGACGAAACCGTGTGGTGCGCCGTGACCGACCGCGTGACCGTTACATCGGACGGCGGCATGAGCGTGACGTTCAAGGACGGCAGGACGGTAGATATTTTTGGTTAATCTGCACAAAAAATAAACGAAAATTTGTTCATTATTCTACTTGACTTTACACAAAAAATCGGTTATAATGGCATTACCAACTTTTCAAAGTCCCGGCGACACACCGGGCAGGCTGAGTCCCGCGCCGAATATGGCGGGGGGCTTTTCCGTTGCGGGAGAGTTGGTTTTTTTGTCGTTACAGTCGTCATTAAGGACGGTGTTTTTTTATTGGAACTGAATCGAATTTATAACGAGGACTGCTTGGACGGGCTGGCGCGGTTAGACGATAATACCGTTGATTTAATCGTCACATCGCCGCCGTACTACAACGCGAAAGCATACTCGCAGTACGCAGACTACGGGAGCTATATGGAATTTCTGCGGTCGGTGTTCGCGCTATGCTTAAACAAACTGAAAGAGAGCCGTATGTGCTGTGTGAACATAAGCACAATCATCGTGCCTCGCGCCTGCCGCAGCGCGCAGAGTACAAGGCTCGCCCTGCCGTTCCATTTTGTCAATATGATGGAGCGTATCGGGTATGAGTTTCTGGAGGATATAGTCTGGGTGAAGCCGGAGGGAGCGGCAAAGAATCGGAACGGCGGGTTTTACTGCCACAGACAGCCTGTGGCGTACAAGCCTAATGTTGTCAACGAATATGTTTTTGTGTTCAAGAAACCGTCAAAATATTTGATTGACAAGGTTGTCAGGGCTTACAGCGGCGAGGTTAGAGCGGCAAGTTTAGTCGCGGACGGCTACGAGCGGAGCAACGTGTGGCACATCAACCCTGACACAAGCTCGAAGCACCCCGCGCCGTTTCCTGTGGAATTATCTGATAAATTGATACAGTATTATTCCTATGTCGGCGATGTGGTTGTTGACCCGTTCATGGGGGGAGGCACGACGGCGGTCTCGGCAAAGAAGCTCAAGCGTAGTTATATCGGCTTCGAGCTGAACGCGGGGTACGCTGAACTCGCACAAAAACGCTTGACGGGTACTATATTCAGCTGACTACAGCTATGGACAAGAAAGGAAAAAAGTAAAATGAAAAATCAAACAATAACAGAAACTCAATTATCCCAAACAGAGGCATGGGCTATCCTTGAGGAAATTATGGATTGTGCGGGTAAGCCTATTTCAGAAGAGTATCGTTATGGAGAACATTGTGAAGGAACACCTATCGACATTATCGCCGAGTGCGAAGCGGCTGAGGTAGGAGAGTTAAGATGCCACGCTCTCGATGAATCAGTTATCCACGCTTATGGGATTACGCAAGAGGAAATAGATAAGCACTCTATCGCCAATGAAAAAGATAAACACTGGTCAGGGCTTTTTATGCGCATTTTGGCGGCACGAAAAGCGGCATTTAACAAAAAACGGGTGTCACGATAACCCGATTACTACGTATCAAATTCCGTAAATTTATATGAATGGAGGGAGAAGTATGCCATTTAACGGGGACTATTACGGCTCGGACGGGCAAGTCCGTAACTTAATCGAAAACGGAAACGCGCCGGAGGGGCATCCGAAACACAGTATGTCGCCGTTCAGCGGTGATTTTTACGCGAGCGATGGCAGTGTGCATAATCTTGAGGAATTATTCAACGGCAGCGGCAACGAGCAGCCGGGCGAGAAAGGCGACAAGGGTGACAAGGGAGATAAGGGAGATAAGGGAGATAAAGGCGACACCGGAGCATCTAACCCGCACGCGCTCGACAGCGATAAACTCGGCGGGCAACCGCCGTCTTATTACGCGCAGAAAGCCGCGTTTGACACGCATAACAACGATAATACGCGGCATATCACGTCCACAGAACGTAATACATGGAACGCTAAACTCAACGCGAACGGCGACGGCTCGCAGCTAACAGGCATGACAGCCGCGCAGGTGGGGCTTGGCAGCGTCAACAACACATCAGATGCGAATAAACCCGTGTCAACGCCGCAGCAAACAGCGTTAAACGCAAAAGCCAACCTCGCCTCGCCCGCGCTGACTGGTACGCCGACCGCTCCCACAGCCGCCGCAGGTACGAACACACAGCAGCTCGCGACAACGGCGTTCGTGACATCGGCGGTTGTTACTGGGGTAGTAACTTCATTCGGAGCGGTAACATTAGGATTTAAGCCGCGTTTTGTGCTGTTTGCGGCTCATGGTCAAGCACTCAATTCAAGCTCGCCGTACATCGTTGCGGGCAGAATAGGGTTAGCCATTCCGGATTATCCGCAAAGTGCGGTGGTCACAGGCGGCGGTGTAGCTGACGAAGTGTTAAGAATAACAGATACAGGTTTTGTGGTCACGCAAAGAAGCTATGTCGGCGGGACGCAAACGCCTGTACGATATATCGCGTTCAGATAGAAAGAGAGGGAAAATATGCTGATTATAAATAAAGATTTATCGTGGTATACCATTGACGGAGTGTCCGTCACGGAATGGCTTGAACAGCCCGCTCTGGGCGGTAAACTGCCTGATGATATATTGACCGCGATTGACGACGACCACCCGCATTACGCAGAGTTTGTCGGTACAGACGACATGGCGGCTTTAATAGCGCGTGTCGGTACGCCGGAGATTACACTCCAACCAACGCCGCAAGCCGTCGCTGAAAAGACAAATGCACAGGCGGCAGCGGCGTTATTGTCGCAGTTAGAAGATATTGACAGGCAGTCCATACGTCCTAACAGGACGATTAACTGCGCGTTGGCGGCGGGCGAAGTCCCGAACCGCGAGGATGTAACTATACTTGAAATGTTGGAGGCGCAAGCTGAGAGTTTGCGTAAAGAGCTTTTAGCATTGCAGGAGGATATTCCGTGAAAAGTTATCCGTTAATTCAAAAAATACTGTAATTGTGTTCAACTCTTTGAGGTAAAATATGAGTGCAGCTGCGATAGAATAGTTTTTTAATTAACGGAGGATTATATTGATGGGAAAAATAAGGATTACTGCGAGTATAATAATGCTCGCAATCACCACAGCGTTTTTATTTACGATGCAGGCTTGTACGATGTCGGAGGCAACAGGTGACACTCCGCCTATAACGGAGAGCAAGCCGCCAACCACAGCCGCCACGACTCAAGAGCAGACAACGCCGCACGGTGCGGACGGTGCAAATATCATACAAGATAGTTCATACGACCTTGAGCCTATGAACATTATACCTGAGCCACCGCCCGATGATGACAGCTATATAAAATTTAAAATCTTGGAGGATAATGCAGTCGACGGGGTGTATAGACAATTTTTATTAACCGTAGGCGATACGGAAATTTATATTGACGGTATGCTCTCGCATAACCGAAGCGAGGAAATAGTTACAGCGGATTTAACAGGGGACGGCGTGGAAGATATAATAGTCATGCTCACTAAATATACAGGCACAGGCGTGAGTGTTCCCGAAATTCACATATTCGATGGGGTTACGTTGGAAAAATATGAAGTCATAGACGCTGTAGATATAGCAACCGAGCAATTAACCGCCTCAGGCGATGACGATTATTTTTATGTAATATCGGACGATGATACGCTTATAATAGATAAATCGGTGATTGGCGCTGCGAGAGAGAATCAACCTGAACAGCCGGGTTGGGGCAGTATTTATTATTATGCAGTATATGAAAATAATTTGTATGCACAGGTATTAAATCAGGTTTCTTTTTCAGAATTTTATGGCACAGTTTTAATTAAATATGAATTTGACGATAACAAATTTATTTTTAACAGCGTTGAACTAACGCACGAATCAACCATGTACGATGGCTTTGACACTTATATGGCAAAAAAATAAAAACAACGGGAGATTTTCTCTCCCGTTGTTTGTTGTCGTTTTGAGCGGCGGTATTAGTATCCGGCAACTCTAAAGAACGTGTGTTTGCCGATTATAACTTTCTCAACAACGTTCACCCAAGGTCCGTTACCGAAACGCACTTGCTCAACGCCATTCACGACTTGGCGTACACTATTAAACAAATCGTTCGTCCAGAACCATAAGCAGTTACCGATGGGATTGCTTATGGCGTCTATATTTGCCGCAATATCCATACAGTCGCACCATGCTGCCAAGGTTATCGAATTAGTCAGGTCAGGCTGACGTGCGTGCGATGTGTGCATACCTGCAAATTGGTTAGGGTGTAAAACCATGTTCTTATACACATTCCCGCCAAACTCGGATAAGTTGTTTTTCGCTTTTCTGTTCCGCAGGACAGCAGCGCATCCGCGTTTACCCTCGTAAGACTCGCCCTGCGCTTCCGAATACAGCATACGGGCTATAACATCGGTTTCGTTCAGCGGATTAAATACCGCTAACCCTGAACCGGAAACAGCCGCTCCTGTATTGAGTGCGGTAGGCAAGTTGCCGGTACGACCCATACGTCTCAAAGAATTACAGAATAACTGCATATCTACAGCCATGTCGCGCTTGTTGCCGGGCGTTATGTCCCAACCCTTGTTGGCGTTCATAAGCCCGACTTCCCACAGCGAGTCCTGCAGTATAACGTCAACATTATTTGTGGGCATTATCGCCATTTTATTAGTGTACGATGCCCCGTTGCCGTTAAAAATGAACCGCGTGGAAAGGTTGCCGTTGGTGCTGAATGCGTCGATAAATGAAATCTTCGAGCCATTCTGGTGGTTGTTCTGCAGCGGAGTCCCGCCGAAAGCTACCCCCATGTCGTGGAGACTGCCGAGTGTCCTCCCGTTTTTTACCATGCTTGGTACTGTTACGTTGCCATTGATTGTCGTAGTGCTGTTAAAAGCCATTGTAATGTCCTCCTCAAAAAATAATATTTAGGTGACGGCTCACCGCCCCCTACTTATATATAACACAAATCGCGAAATGTTACATCCAAAATTTTTTTTATTTTTTGATGTAACATTTTGGACTTTTTGTTATATATATACAGGGGCGTGTAAAAACGCCGCTGTATAAAAATTTTACGGGAGGTTTTCAACGTGAAAATCAAGAGAATAGCAGGAATATTACTGGCGGTATGCCTTGTTACGACAGCCGTTGTGTTCAGCGTAGGCGCGGACTATGGCTCGTCAGAGGAGGCGGCAGACACAAGAATATGTTATTACTGCGGAGGACAAATGCAGCAGGTCTCACAGTGCGGCATCTATATGTGCTGGTGCAGCCACACCGACGACTCTACGGCAAACCACGTGTGGACATGGGGCATTGAGGGACATCTCGGACACTACAAAGCGTGTATATACTGCTACGCGACAAAGGACTATGAAGCACACGGGTACATCACCGTGAACGGCGCCACATACTGCGGTTCATGCGGCTACACGCCGTAAAAAACTCCATTAATTAACCAAGAGAGCCTGATGTTACATCGGGCTTTTTTGGTTTGATAAAAAATTGTGTCTGGAGTGATAAATCTCAAAAATATAGTTGCTTTTTTTCGTCGGTTGTGATATAATGTAGTTACTGAATATATGCGGGGAGGCGATAGTATAGCCGTAAAACGTAAGAAAACACCTGTAGACGA